CAACAACGCATCCTGCAACTGTTGGTTACGAGCCTGTCGTGCTTGCTCTACAGAGAATTCCTGTCCACTAATCTGTCGCAACGCTTCACTAATTGCTGCAGCACGGTCTCTTTCTAATCCAGACGTTGCTCCACCATAAAGGGCTTCCAACTGTCCTTGACTAAAAGCACGTGACTGTGCCGCTTCGGAAGCACGAGACGCAGCACCGGAAGTTTCTTGTGCTGCTAATAGGTTTAACAAATTGTTAAAGTTTGAAGCACTACCTTCTGCTGCAACCTGCTGTGCTTGTGCTTCATCTTGAATCTGTGTTGTAGGTGCGCCAAGTCTTTGAGCAAACTGTTGCACAATGTTATTAGTACCGGCAGGTGCCGTGGCACGAGCAGCACTTGCATAGGCGGCAGGCTGATTTGCAGCAAGGAAAGCATCAAGTGCTGTAAACCCGGTATCTGTACGACCCACAGCCTCTCCTCGTCGGCCTGCCAATTCTGCCAATCTGCTTCCATACTGTGCTGTAATGTCTGCTTCAGCAGTTGTTCTTTGCTTTGCTAATTGGTCAAGCAAACCTTGAAATGGATTGGCTGGATTATTTATAGCATTAGTTAAGAAGTCGTATTGCTGACGTGCGCCTCCTCGTTGAAGTTCTCTTTGCCTGAGTTCGTCTTGATATCTTTGTTCTTCTAAAGCAACTTGACGATTTGCGGCAGAACTACCGCCACCACCACTGCCACGATTAACATACTTAGAAACAATTGCCTCAATGTCAGCAGCAGTAGCACCACCACCAAAATTTAAACCAGCGTTAATATAATCAATTTCTTCTTGAGTTAATTCATTTACATCAGACGCTGCATTTGACAAGTTTACGTTTGGACTTTGCATTGGGGTACCAGGACGTATACTAGAAAATGAACCTGCAGGCACCGCTGGTCGCCCACCAGCATCACGAACTGGTCGTTGAGTTGATACGGCTGAAGACGTGTTTCTGTTGCCACCAACCAAACCATCTTCACCAGCACGATTACTGGTAATCCTACGTGGTGCTTCTTGTTTAATAAAACCTCTTGGTGCCATTTTGTTTTCCTTATAATCCCAAGGTCAAAAGACCCGATGCTGCGTTTGCAATTTCTCTTGCTTTTTCTGCTTCAATATCTGCCACTGATTGCTCATAGGCACTCTGAAAACCTGATTGTCTCAAGTTAAAATCTCGTTCTTGATTAGCCAAATCTTGTTGAAAACGACTTTGCTGGCGTTGCACATCACCACCAAATGATTGCAATGCTTTATTGAAAATTCCCGAACGTACGCCCGGAGCACGTAAACCTCTTTGTCCAAAACCAGATGTTAAGCGTGGTAATTGTTTTCTGACGTCACGTTGAAAATCACCTAATTGTCTAGCCCCACTTTGATTTGCAAGAAAACGTGCATATTCATTCATTGCCGATTGACTGGCAAATGTTCCTTGCGCTGCTCTTCGTGACGCTTCAAATCTTGTTGGGTCGTAAGCCATATCAGTGTGCCTTTATCTGGAAGTTGACTGCTAGTTGTTCAACTCTTAAGTCTGTGCCGCTGCCAGTATTGCCTGTAGTATCAGGAGTTGGACCGCTTGTGGTACTACTTGAAGCAGCGCCTGAAGTAAATTCAGCAATATCTACCGAACCGCTTGCTGTGTGTGTGTGTTCGTTTTCGTGGTCAACAGACATGCCAACATAAGCGTTTGAAACCCCAAAGCCAGCGGTTCCTGCTTGGAGGCCAGTGCCCAATACTGAGGGGTTTACTCCAGTAGTGAAACCGTTTGCAACTTGAGAAGTAAGTCTTGTTACTCGGTCAACAGTGTTATCGTTAACGGTTACAGAAACTGCAGTACTTGGCGGGTTAACAGGATGGTCGTGAGCCATCGTGTGCGTGTGTGCAGAAAGTGTGTGTGCGTGACTTGGAAGGTTGGCTTCAAGGATGGTGTTGTCTCCACCAAGAGCACCAAGAGTAATTGTTCCTACACCACCAATGAGTTTGTTGGCCATATTGGGCAAAACAAGACTTGAACCTGATTTCCAGGAAGCAGGAGCGACACCCCACAATGCTGTGTACAAGGATTCAGCATTAGTAATTGTGGCACCATTTAACAACAAGTAACCAGTATCTGCCGTTGATTTAATAGTAGCAGAAATAGTTCCGGCAGGAACAAGAAGGTTCTGAACAGCAGCAGCAAGTTTGGCTAGCGTAACAGCGCCATCAGTAATTTTTGCTGTAGTAATTGCAGCGGCAAGTATCTTGTCTGACGTAATAGCGTTTGAGTCAATGAGTGTGCCAGCAGATACTCCTTCAGCAAAGTTTTTAACAGCAGTAAAGTTGGCGTTTTGTTCAGCAGCGTCAATAACCTCGCCGTTTGAAAATGAATTAGGAATTGTTAGTGTTGACATGTTCAGCCTTTGATATTCCGACGTTTGAATTTATAACCAATTGAGTTTAATCCCCATCTGCGACCCAATGTATCGGTATCTAATACATTTGGACCTATAAACTCAAGTTGAATTGCTTGCGCTCTTCCTAGTCTTGAGCCCTGTTCAATGGTTGTTGCCACCGTATCAAGACCAAATACTGCTGTTCCGAACAGCCCTGTTCCAAACACTCCACCAACAATTTCGGGAAGAATATCAATTGTTTGAGCACGTGTAATGACTGAACTATTGTAATCAGCATAAACATTTACTTTAATTTGCGTGTGTGCGTTAACGTCTTTCATTACAAATGACGGACCAGTAAAAGTTTTTGTCTGAACATAACGATTGTCGTCAAAAAATGGAGTCGTGTAATTTGTTGCAAAATCTGCATCATCAATATTTGGGTCAATAAATTCTTCGTCCGTAGTATTGTCAAAATCATCAACGTAACAAACAAACGGAACATCTGCGCGAGACATAAGATGGAAAGAGTTATCTTGCCCGTCTCGCCAATCTGTACCACTCAACAAACCATAACCATTTGATGATTGAAACATTGTGTAAGCGCCAAATTGACCGATTGACTGGTCAAAAATAAAGTTTACGGTAGCAAAGGTGGGAGACGAGTCCGTTGGAAGTATTTGAAATGGCATTGACAGCCATAAACGATTATTAACAAATGAACAAGTTATTGTATCCAAATATCCAGTAGCAATTTTTTGGTCTGTAATAATTGGTTTTAGACGATTGAATATGTCTTGCACTCCGTTGCGATTGTAAAAGAACAATCCTTTTGGATAATCAAAGAAATACACGCCGCCATCACCCTCGCAGGCTTGTTGCGGATAGTCAATGCCGTGAATTGTTGAAATCTCTACAAGTTGAAAGTTGTCTGCGTCATATCCCATTAGCAAATAAACTGCCTTGGGTTTAAAGATTAACAATTGACCGTCAACAATGCACATTCCACGAATGCCATTGCCACCAGCAGTGATATCAATATAGTCGTCGTCGTACCAATCTTCTGGCAAACCCTCGTGCGACCAACGAAGACGATTGGGATAATGCTCACCATTTTCATAGGTGTTTGCAACAAACATTTTATTTGCGTGCACCTTACAAATATTTGCTTTAGGAAAATAGCCGCCTACTGGCAGTTCGTAGGGTTGCCAAGTAGGACCTGATGCGGTAAGAGTTGTGGCGTAGGTATCACCGGCAGAATACTTAAAAGAAGAATAGACAGTGGATGGCGTTGCTTGGTTAGATGCGTTGCCAACAACAAAATACATAATTTCGTCAAATTGAGTAAACGAGGCACCATCGGTGTTGACAACGTTAATATCTTGTCCACTAATATTTAATTGAGAAAAATTACCACCAGTTGACGTAAACACACGACCATAATCAGATGTGGAAACATACGAGGTTGAAGTAACAATAGTTGGGCTTGAGCCTTGATAGTTGAACAGGCCCTTTGGACGCCACGTTGCAGCCGTAGAAATTTTAGTAGTGTGTTTCATTTCGTAACCGGCACGACTAAAGACACCACCACGTGGGTCAATTTCTACATTTTTCATAAACGGAGATTCGTTTGGTGCTAGTTGGAATTGGTCAGCACGAAAATTAAGTCCGCCAGTGAAATCGTTTGCTAAATGAAATGCAACACTACGGGCCATTTAACTCACGTCCATTCGCCAGTTCGTACAGCACGAATAGCCAAATTTTTCATGTAGTTTGAAAAAGACATTGGGTCTGTTTGTAGGCCACCAGAAAGAATTAAAGGTTGATTGGCGTTAGGACCAGTCAAATCTGTACGAGAAAGTGCAACTCCCTGTTCAAAATGCGCCATATAAACTGCGGCCATTTCGGGGTCTTCCTGGAATTGGAATATTCGCGCAACAATAAAGTTGATGAGCATTATGTGAAATTCGTCGTTGAGGTCAACGTCTAAGGCAGAGTTGGTAATCCACTCGTAACTGGGTTGACGAAAACCACGAATAGTTAATTCATAAACATCATCTGGCTTTGGCCACAATTGTAGACTGTCGGCCCATAAAGCAAAATAATTAGGAATGTTTGCTTGGTCGTTAGTACCGACCCAAATAGAATCTGCTTTAAAATTGTCAATATAGATTAATTGGTTTCCCGAATCTGTTTCGTTGACAACGCTAATAATTTCACGGATATCAGTAAAATCTAAAGAGGATTGCACGGTTGGTGCAACTTGATTAAAACCAGTAGTGTAAGCACGTTGATTTTCAATGGTGGCTAGTTCGTATGTGGCTTGAAACCAAGGCCAACGACTATAGGTACTTACTGTTCTTTGATACGCCTCACGGGTGTACGCCAAAAAAAGGTCTGGTGTAAAATCAAAGTTTGAACCAACACCGATTTGGTTATCAGTAATGTCCTGAACCAAATTTTGTATTTGTGTGATGTTAAGTGCCATCTGATTCCTGTTCGGGCTCGTTCGTGGTTTCTACAACAAATCCTTGTGCAATTTGCTGCTTAAGAAACTTCCTCAGATGCCCAATACAGAATTCTGTTCCTTTTGCTGGATACGCATTGCACGTGTAATCCATCCATGAGCACGTAGGAGTTGGCGGAACATATTCAATTCCGGAAAAAGGTGCTCGTGAAGTTCCTTCTTGATTGCCCACTGGCATAGATGTACGAATTGAATCACCACGAGAGTCTGCCGGTTCGCAACCAGCAGGCATTTGATTATTGTAACCTTGTCTCATTTTTTTCCTTCTTTAGATAAAGAAATGGGCCGAGGAGTCTAAACTCCCCGACCCACATCCTTGTCGGGTTATTGATTTTTATGGTGCTGCTGGGAAGTCAATGCGCTTCCACGAAAGAACCGAAAGACCGCCCTTGGCAGTAATTTTGCTGGCGTTTTCTGCAATACCGCTAACACCAACAAAGCCGTCTGCCGATGGCGTAATTACACCATAGACATGAGCGACGTTTAATGCATCAACCGAGGCACTGCCATGGTCGGGGGTGTTAATAGCAACACAAGCCGTACGAACGACTGTGGTTGAATCGGTGTTGTATTCCGAAATGAAGTGAATAGCCGTTGGGGTGTCGCTTGCAGTGATTGAAAAGGCTGCACCTTCTGTAGCGCCGTCTGCATCGTAAACCACTTGTGCGTCAAATGCATAGGTCTGGCCTGCCTTGCCGTAGAAACCAAAGTCTCCAGCGTCAAGAGCAGCGTAGGTGGTGCCAACTGTCACATCAGAAAGTAGGGTGTTTGTTCGTTCAACCGTAAATCTGTTATTCGTTACCATTTTGTTTCATTCTCCTTGCCCCTGCGGGCAGATAACCAAAAATGTTTTGGAAGAGCGAATGCTCTCATATATATGTCCATTTCATTGAACAAGTCCAATAAATAGGAATCACCGACACCCGCTGGCGAAGGAGTAACAGCGGGTGCCGGTGAAACCGGATGCCTAGTTTGAATCAGGCGGTCTTGGCGGTAAGTTTTGCCTGACGAGCACGGTTGCTGCAGGTTAGGTTACCAAAAGACAGGATGAGGGCGTAACGAGCGTCAACGCCTGCAACGGTGCCCTTCTGGAACTCGGTGGTCTCAAACCAATGGTCAGCCATGCCAACCAACTTGAGATACTTGGAGTTCATGAAGAACATGTTGCCGGTCGGTGCCGATACGTCATACACCACAGGAGTCTGCTTGAACATCAAGTTCTGGAAGCCCAAGTTAGCCTTGGTGGTGTCCTGGTAGCGAACCTGCGGCGTCAACAACGACTCGTACTTTTCAAACAAAGTCTGAGTCGTCAAGATGAGGTCGGGATGGTCGTTGCCACGTGATGCGGTGTTGTATGCAGTAGCCATTTGAGCAGTCGTCAAGGCAGTAGAGGTATTTTCCTCATACGAAGCCCACCACGAGTTGCCGCTGGCATTGATGTTTCCAACAGTTCCGGTTGCATCAATGATGTTGGCAAGACCGTTGAAGTCTTTGCCGCCATTGCCAGTGCCATCTCCGAAAAGCATGTCGTTCAAGTTTTCCTTGATTGACTCTTCAGCCTGCATAATCTTGGCCTGGAGCAACTTGATAATTGCTTCCGGTCCACGGTTCTTGGCTTCTTCAATACCGCTGATGGCAATAGATGCCGCCATCTGCTTGAAGTCGTATTCGGCGGCAGTGATGCCTTCTTGTGGGGTCAAGTCAATGGCGTCGTAGCCAGCGTATGAGCCGACAGTGCCGTTCTGAGCGTAGACCAAAGGCTCAATGATTTGAGTACCGCCGGTCTCAACAACAACACGACCGGCTGAGTTAAGGTGGTCCAAAAGGACGCGAGCCGTGAAAATGTTGTCAACAAGAGTTGGACGGTAGTTGAGTAGGGTTGTTGATAGAAGTGTATCAAAATTAGCGTTGCCTGGCATTTTGTTTTCCTCCTCAGGAAAAGTTGGTTAGAGACCTAGTTGCTTTTCAGCGTTTCGCCAGGCCTCAAGTACGGATTTGGGTGCTGTTGCAGGTGCGGTTCCAGTTCCTTGTGACGACGTTCCACCAGATACCGCTTGGGCTCCACGCTTGGCATCGGTCCTTGTCTTGGTTTGAGCAACTTGTTTTGTGGCCTTTTGTTTTTCTGCAAAAACTTTATCAAAGGCAATTGTTTTAAAAGTTGCTTCCAAGTCATTAGAACCAATAGCAAGTGCTTTGGCAATCACTTCGTCACGGTCAAACTCTTCACCGTACTTGCTTTCTAAGGTCAGAATTTCCTTTTCAATTTGGCCTAAAGTCCGCTCGTATTCAAGTTGACTTTTCCAATTTTTTAGGTCATTCAGTTCCTTCATTACGGGGTCCTGCCAGAGGTCTTCCTCTTCGGATTGGACTTCCTGAACACCATAATGTTGCTGCAGTAATTGAAGCGTTCCCGCTGGGTCATTGGCTAATGCGTTTTGCAATGCCTCTGCCATTTGGGTTGACTTCTTCTGCTCGCTGAGTTCCTGCGTTTTCCGTGTGTAATCACTTTGACGCTGATACCCAGCAAGAGCCTCTTTTAATGAAACGACAATTTCTTCTCCGTCAACCTTGAGACGAACAGGTTTTTCGCCATGTTCTTCAAAATTAAAGAGGTCATCGTCGTTCCATTGAGGCTCTGATGCTTCTTCACCTGTATCCTCAACTTGTCCTTCAGAGTCGCTAAACTCGTCTAGGGGCTGGTCTACTTCAGTTTCGTTGGCATTTTCAATGGACATATCTTCCATGGAATCCTTCTCCCTCGTAGGTTGTTCCTATAGATATATCCATTTCACTTAACTAAATGAGTCCTTGTTGCGCCAAAATGTTCAATACCTCGTCGGTAAAGCCACCTCGTTGTGCGATTGCATCCAGGAGTTCTGGTGGAATGCTTGCCAAAACCTCCGGCGGTAATTGTTCGGCACCCGGAATAGACATTGGGTCACCTGGTGCGCCTGGAGCGATTCCACCTTGTGGGCTTGCCCCTGGCGGTGCCATACCCTGTTCAGCCAACATTTGTTGCAGTACTTCTGGTGGCAAACCTGCAAGTTCGGGTGGTAAGCCCGCAGTGTCCATAGGTGCGCCCGCCATTTCAGGGCTCATCCCGGACGGCATTGTTCCTTGTTCTGCCTGCTGTTGGGCTCCTTGCTCGGCTCCCGGCTTTTGAATAAAGGATTCAATGTCCTTGACTCCAAATCCTGCTTCCAGAACATATCTAGCCAACTTTTCTAGGCTAACGACTCCCGCTTGAGCAAACGGAGCCATTGCGTCAACTACCTGCAATGCCATCTGACGACGGAAAGATTCATTCATTGGGGTGGTTGAGCCTGCTTCAACCATGAAGTCAAAGTCTCCATCAATGTAATCTCGGTCAAAGTTCACCCAAGCAAAAGCGCCTTTTTTGTCAGAGACGCGCACGGTTTGTTCTTCGGTCATAAATTGTTGCGCCAATTTAATCAAACGATTTGCAACGCTTGCAATAGAACGTTCA